GCAATCGCGGATAGATGGCATGTATATGAAGATAGACCAATTAGAGATGTTGGCGAGTTGTTCATTGTCATGCGTAAAATCATAAATAGCGACCGATCGCGATTAGCTAAGCTTCGCGTGCTACTTAAGACGCACCCTAGACTTATTGTTTTCTATAACTACAATTACGAACTTGATATCCTACGCGAATTGATAGGCGAAGTCCCTGTTGGAGAATGGAACGGCCACCGTAAACAACCGATTCCTAATACCGATTCGTGGGTTTATTTGGTGCAATATGTAGCTGGCGCAGAAGGTTGGAACTGCACATCTACGGATGCCATGGTGTTCTATAGCCTCACTTATTCGTACAAGAACTTCGAGCAGGCACAGGGTCGTATCGACCGTCTGAACACGCCCTTTAATACGTTATATTATTACGTTTTACAGTCAAATTCTTCTGTCGATAGGGCAGTTCGGAGCGCTTTGGGGGGCAAAAAGATCTTTAACGAACGTGTTTGGGCCGAGGAAAATCTTGCTTTGTAGCGTGTGTTTTCTTCCTAAAAACTCTACCAAATCCTGTCAAATCTGACGCGTTTTTGAAAACTCCGAAAATAGGGCACCATAAGCGTGTCAAAAACCTCAAGAAAATTGTAAGAAAATTGCTCAAAAAACGGAGGTAAAATGGACGAAAATCGCCACAAAAACCACCACAAAAACTGGTCATTTTAAAACTTTGAAAAAAAATGAAAATTTTCGACACACTTTGTACTTCTTTTACGCTCTTAAAAAGTTCTCACAAATACTTAATTTATAGCCTCCGACCAGGGGGTTTGTCTATTCGTCGAGCCTCAAGTGAAAAAGAAGTACAAAGTGTCTGTCAAATCTGAAAATTTTGTTAAAAACTTTTTATTTATGTACGACCTTTGTACTTCTTTTCATATTTTACCTCGCGTATATAGAGACTAAGTACAAAGGTAAATACAAATAAAAAGTTTTTGCAAAAAATTTTCAGATTTGACAGACCTTTGTACTTAGTAGCAAAAAGGAGGTAAAATGGATGAATGGGTCTGTATATACGAATTTCCGATATATTGGGTTAATGATCAAGGCTTAATTTTTAACGAACGCACAGGGCGTATAGTCCGGACAAGTAAAACTACCGCCGGAATAATTAAGGTCGGGCTGTACGACAAAGGTATTCAATACACTCGAGCAGTGTCAACTATAGTGGCGGACGCATTCATTGTCGGTAGAAGCGAGATCGACAACACGCCAATGCATTTGGACGGCGATCGGAACAACGTCTCTGCGGACAATCTTCGTTGGCGACCAAGACATTTTGCATGGAAATATGCGAGACAGTTTTTGAACCCACGAGTAATCTATAAAGAATTGTTCGTTTACGAAGACGACGAAACTCAGGTATACACTATATTTGACACCGCGAGAATTTACGGCCTCCTATTCGAAGACATTTTAAGATCCGCGCAAACCGGAAAGAGTGTATATCCAACGCACCAAACGTTTAAATTCCAAAACTAAGTACAAAGTCGCACGCAAAACACGCGTTATGATAGGAGTGAGCCCGTGTTTATCGCACACTTAAATTTTTCGAGGGCATATGTTAGAGTCTAAATATCAAGGAAAGTTAATTGACAAGCTGCACCATCTGTATCCAGGATGTATAATTCTGAAAAACGACGCCCGCTACCTTCAAGGTGTACCAGACCTTATTATTTTGTATCGCGATCGTTGGGCGGCCTTAGAGGTAAAGACTTCTAAAGACGCGCCAAAGCAACCGAATCAAGATTTCTACGTTACCCACATGCGAGCAATGAGTTTCGCAGCGTTCATATACCCTGAGAACGAAAGTGTGGTGTTAGATGGACTTCAAGAAGCATTTCGACCTTGAGGGTCAGCACGCGTTTCTAAGCCCAAGTAGTTATCATTGGATAAACTACAATCACGCGAAGCTGGACGCACGATGGAAATCCCACGTCGCGTCAAGGCGTGGTGTAGCTTTGCATGACTACGCACAAAGGGCAATCGAGTTAGGCATCAAACAGAGCCGTGCACAAACAACGCTCTCTATGTACATTAACGACGCCATTCGGTACGGCATGACGTGCGAACAAGTGTTGTATTACTCGCCGAACTGTTTCGGTACAGCAGACGCCATCTCGTTTAGAAACTCCTTCTTAAGAATACACGATTTGAAAACTGGTATTACCCCAACGTCACACCATCAACTTGAAGTCTATGCCGCGTTATTCTGCATGGAGTATGGCGTTTCTGTTTATGACATCGATATCGAATTACGCATTTATCAAAACGACGAAGTTAGAGTATACGATGGAAATCCCGATACAATCATGAGAGTGATGGATCAAATAATAGATTTAGATCAAAGGATAGAAACACTTAAGGAAAGAAGGATCCAGTGATTATAGATTCGAAAGATTACCTCGTTCACTACGGAACACTTCGTAAGAGTGGTCGTTATCCGTGGGGTTCTGGAAACGAAGAAGTTCAACGAAATAAGTCTTGGCTTGATTACACTAACGATTTGGCGCGAACCGGAATGTCTGAAGTCGATATAGCCAAAGGGTATGGGATAACTACCACTCAACTTCGGGCTCTTCGCTCCATCGCAAAGACAGAACAAAAACAAGCCCAAATTGGTATGGCTCAACGTTTGAAAGATAAGGGTCTATCCAACGTTGCTATTGGTACCCGCATGGGAATAAACGAGTCTTCGGTTAGAGCTTTATTGGCGCCAGGTCAAGCATTAAAAGTCGACTCTCTGGAAATCACAGCGAATATTCTTCGCGATTTGGTTGCCGAAAAGAAATATCTCGATATTGGCGCTGGCGTCGAAAATCACTTGAACGTAAGCACGACGAAATTAAAGACCGCCGTAGCCGTTCTCGTGGAAGAAGGATACACCGTACATAGTGTACAACAACCTCAGTTGGGCACCGGTAAGAACACCACCATCAAGGTTCTTGCCCCTCCAAATACTACCTGGGGCGAAGTTATGCGAAATCGTGCGGACATTAAATTAGTCACAAACGTCGTTAACGAAGGTGACCGCAGTAGTTTCGGTCTGTTACCCCCGATTCAAATTGCCTCGTCGAGAGTTGCCGTTCGTTATGGGAATGAAGGTGGCGCCAATGCGGACGGAGTCATATATGTTCGACCTGGAGTTGCTGATATTAGTCTTGGGAAAGCGCGATATGCGCAAGTTCGTATTGCCGTCGAAGGCACCCACTACATAAAGGGCATGGCAATGTACAAGGATGATCTCCCGCCCGGGATCGATCTCTTATTCAATACGAACAAACCACGCGGAGAAAACAACCTCGACGCTTTTAAGAAAATGAAAGAAGACGCGGATAATCCTTTTGGCGCCGTAGTCAATCAATTAAAAGAGAGAGACGCCGACGGCAATTTGAGAGTAACTTCGGCTTTGAACATTGTTAACGAAGAAGGAAACTGGGAGAAATGGTCTAAGACCCTTCCGTCCCAAATGCTTTCAAAACAAAGTCCGACCTTGGCGCGGACCCAATTGAACATGACTTTAGAAAGACGCAAACAAGAGTTTGAAGAATTAGTGAAATTAACCAACCCTTCGATTCGCAAAGATCTTCTTATGAAATTTGGAGATAGCACCGATCTTGCGGCAGTCCATCTAAAGGCGGCTCAGTTGCCCCGTCAGGGAACACACGTTATTCTTCCGATCGAGTCTATGCCTCCGTCCCAAGTTTATGCGCCTAGGTATCGTGACGGAGAAACCGTCGTTCTTATTCGTTTCCCTCACGGTGGAACGTTCGAGATACCTGAACTAACGGTCAACAACAAACACCACGAAGCAAAAAGTTTACTTGGTGACGCCAGAGACGCTATCGGTATTCATCATTCCGTGGCGGAGAGACTTTCCGGAGCAGACTTTGACGGCGATACCGTCATGGTCATACCGAACAACAATCGAAAAGTTAAAACCACTCCCGCTTTGGTAGGACTTCAGAATTTCAACCCAAGAGAACAATACGCGGGGTATGAAGGTATGCCTGCCATGTCGGCTCGCACCAAGGGCGTGGAGATGGGGCACGTGTCCAATCTTATTGCCGACATGACTATTAAACGAGCATCCACGGAAGAATTAGCACGAGCGATTAGACATTCCATGGTGGTTATTGATGCCGAAAAATGGAATCTTAACTACCGGCAGTCAGCAATTGATAATGGGATCCCTGCGTTAAGGAAGAAGTATCAGAGATCTGTACGTGGTGGAGCAAGCACCTTAATTTCCAATTCCGGCGAGACCGCTCGCGTAGCCATACCGGAGCGAAAGAAAAGAAGCGCCGCAAAAGGCGGAGAAGTAGACGTAAATACGGGTAAACGTGTATATGAAAACACGGGCGCCTCTTACGTAAACGAAGAGGGAAAGACGGTATACAAAGTGACTAGGGTCGCAAAATTATCCCTAGTCGATGACGTCAGCGTGTATTCATCAGGAACCCCGATGGAAAGATTATATGCAACCCATGCTAACGAACTGAAACGCATGGCTAATGAAGCACGTCGTATTGCTGTAAACACCCCCCCTTCAAAATACTCGCCCTCTGCGGCTCAGACATATAAGCCCCAGGTTGAATCGTTAAACAACGCGTTGGCCCTGGCTCTAAGAAACGCCCCCCTCGAAAGACAAGCTCAATTAATCGCAGGCACAATAGTCAAAGCAAAGCGACAAGAGTATCCTGATATGGATCCCGCATCGTTGAAGAAAATTAAATGGCAAGCACTAGAAGAAGCCCGTCGCAGAACAGGTGCAGGAAAACAAAAGATAGTCGTTAGCGAATCCGAATGGGCAGCCATTCAGGCCGGCGCCATTAGTCCTAGTAAATTATCTAAGATCCTAGCCAATGCCGACGGCGATGTAATCCGACAATTCGCTACACCTAAACAAGCGCCAACCATGTCAACTTCGTCAATACAACGAGCATCCGCTATGTTAAAGTCCGGCGCTACTCGTGCCGAGATCGCAGATCAACTCGGGCTGTCAGTAACAACGCTGTCGGCAGTACTAGAAGCGGAGGGAATTGCATGATTGAGTTAATGTTAACTACGTACGACAATCCGTACGACCCGTTTCTACAATTCGATGATTGGTATGCATACGACACCCGCGCCGGATACCATACGTGTGGCTTCCTCGCAAGAGTTGTTTTTACTTCCGAGAACCTATCCGATCTAGACCAATCAATTGCCATTAATGAAGCAATAGAAGAAATAGTTCGAGAGAATGTTTTAGGAATTTATCGAAAAATTTCAAAAGAAACGTAAATAAAAAAAATAAAAAAAATAAAAAAATATGTTAGATGGGGGGGAGGGGTCTCGCGATTTCCACCCCCCCTATGCAT